TACGAGCCGAAGGCGCTCGCGCGCTCGCTGCGCAACACGCTCGCGCATGAAGTTGTGCACGCTCGTGACGTAGACGTCGAGAACGTGTTCGCGACTCGCTCGGTGCAGGAGTTCAAAGAGAACCGCGCGGCCAAAGAAGAAGAAGAAGGCGGGTACGCCAACTACCGGAACGAGACCCACGAAGTCACTGCGAGCATGCGCGAGATGCACCGCGAGCTGATCGATCACAAAGCGGTGGAGACGCTTCTAGAGAGCGAGGAGTTCGCGAAAGAGTCGCGCGCCGAAGGCTACCCGCGCGCACGTGCGTACAGCCCGATCGAGTGGGCAGAGATGGCTAGCCAGAAGTACAAGCTCGACATGGAGTACTACACGCCAAAGAACCGTAAGCGGATCCTGCGCATGATCGCGGATACTCATGCGGCAGTGCTCGCGGGCGGTGTGAAGCCGATCGAGAAGTCGTTCTACATCCCGCTACGCAAGGCTGGCCCGTTCGTAGGTCCGCGCGGCGGTCTGTGGGCGGATGCAAAGCACACCATCGCGTGGCGCGCGGACTACGCGAACAAGGAACGCAACGAGGCGCGCATCGAAGCGCTCGGTCGTCAGCTTGGGCGCGCCATCACTTCAGGCAGTGAGGGAGATCGCCGTTACGCCGCGCGCGAGCTGGAAGAAGACCACGGCGTGACGGTGCACCCCGAGGCGAAGGGAGCGCCTCCTGCGCCGCCGCCGAAGCTGAAGAAGCGACTCTTCCACAGCGCACCGGCGCACGCGATGGAAGGCATCAAGGAGCGCGGGCTCACGCCGCGCTCTGGCGCAGGGCTCTACAACCACGGCGGGTACGCGCAGCACTCGCAGGGCAGGGTGTTCCTCTCCGACAACTTCAGCGCGGCGAAGCAGTGGCACAGTAAGGTCGGGGACATGCTCGAAACGCGTGACGAGTCGCCGACGTGGAAGCACGACGCCGTGATGCTGCGCGTGAAGCACCGGCGCACTTCGCGAGACCCCGTCGGGGACGAGGACGTGAGCGGGTCGCGGCAGACGAAGTCGGCCATCCCGCCCGAGCACATCGAGTACCACGACAAAGAGCATGGGTGGCGACCGGTGAGCGCATGGAGCAGGGGGAGGCATAGCGAGTTGGACTACGGCGAGGAGGAAGCCGCGCACAAAAGCAACGGCGTGTTCGGCACGCTCGGCATCGGCGACCTGAAGCTGATCAAGAGCGCGCTAGCGAAGGCGCTCTTCATCGGCCCTCGCGGTGGGAAGTGGAAGGACGCCGCCCACACGATCCCGTACGACGACAAACCGAAGAAGCCGCGCCGGAAAGCGAAGCCGAAAAAGAAGAAGGGCCGTCGGTATCCGTGGGGTGAAGCGAAGTGGACCGAGGAGCAGTTCGCGGTCGGCGACTTCGACAAGGATCCGGCTCACTGGCAGTGGTTTCACCAGCCCGGCCGCGCGCCGCTAGGGGGCAAGGAGGGGGGCACGCAGTTCGACTCCCAGCACCCGGTGAAGTACGGGGGCAAAGAAGGCGCGCTCTACCAGCTTGCGGGCGCAGGCTCGGAGCCCGGCTGGTACCGGCTCCGCGACGTAAAGACCGGCGAGGAACGGGATGTCCGCGAGGACCGCGTGTTCCCGGTCTTCCACAGCCTAACCAAGCGCACCGGCAGCAAGCCATCTGCGCGTGGTGCTGTGCAGCGCCGGAAGGGCGCTCAGAGCCCGCCAGAGGGCTGGGACCCGACCCAGCCCCTTCCCGCGCCTGCGGGCGCTACAGGGACGTCTGGGGGCGCGGAGCGCATCCCGCGCTTCGTCGAGAGCGGGGCTACTGAGGGCACCGCGCTCCACAAGATGGAGAACGGCTACTTCGTGCGACACACCCGCGTCGAGTACGAGCACGACGAGGGGGGCGTTGAGCACCGCAAAGAGGTGCAGCGCAACGCGGTGGACAACCACACGAAGACGCAGCTCCTCGCGGAGTTCGAGGGGATGATCGTCAACACCGCGAAGGACGTGAAGAAGCGCTTCCGGCTCAAGACCGTGAAGGTCGAAGAGGCGGGCCAGAAGCCGCGAGACTCGACCATGGAAGACCTGCGCATGTCGGCGATGGAAGGTCTGCTCGTCGCGGTCGAGCGGTATCCGGGCGGTCGCCCGTTCGCGGGCTACGCGCAGCTCTACGCGCGGGAGTACGCGCGCATCTACGGCGCGAAGCTGATGAGCGATGTGGGCTCGCTGCCGAAGCGCGTGTCCCGGCTCATTCCGAAGTACCTCGCGGCCAAAGCGGACGCCGCACACCAGCTCGGCATCGACGAGCCGACGCCCGAGCAGGTGGTGCACTTCTGGGATGTGAAGAAGCGCGACCTGCACCAGCTCGACAAAGACGACCCCCAGCGCAACGAACAGCTCCCCGCGCGCACGTACCAGCTCGCGCAGAAGGAGCGTGATACGACCGAGGAAGGGAAGCGGACGAAGACCACCGTCGCGACCGACGTACGCGAGCACGCCGGGAAGCGCGAGTGGGCGGAGCGCATCCACAAGTTCCTCACAGGGCAGGCGACCGCGCAAGGGTCTGATTTCTTCGAAGGAGGCAACGAAGTCTTCCCCGGTGTCCACATCGGCGTAGGCATCTCGGAGCGTGAGAAGATCGAGATCCGCGCGAGCACGCAGAAGGCGCTGGAGGGGCTCGACAAGCACGAGATCACCATCTCGACGGGACGTCAGTCGAGCACCTACCGCGCGGATACCCGTGAGATGATCCTGCGCGAGTTGGGGCTCACCGCGACGGGCGAGAAGCAGAGCCGTAAGGAGATGGCTGCCGACATCACGATCGAGAAGCGCACGAAGGATGCGGCCGGCGGAGAGCCGGCGCAGTGGCGGCCGCTGGGGCAGCGCCAGAAGGAATCGATGATCGCGGAGTTCCTCACGCGCGGGTTCGACGTGATGAAGAAGCGCATGGGTGGAGAGCTGGGCGAGGGATTCATCTCGCGGGCGGCCGAGGCGGTAACTCCGACTGCGCGCGCGAAGAGCGGCCCGACGTGGGGCCAGCGTGTGCACGCCGCAGCGCGCAAGGTATCCGTCGATGCGGTGCAGGCATGGCGAAAGAAGGAGCGCGATCGGTTGCGCCGCGTGCGCAGCGGTCTCAAATCGCGTGCGGAGAAGATGCCGCACGGACCCGAGCGCGAGCACCAACTCGATCTCGCCAACGGCGTGGACGGCGCGCTGCGTCGCATCGATCGGATCAGCAACCGCGAGATCAAGTTCAAGATCGCGCAGCACGAGCTGAGCACTGGGCCGATGTCGGCGGAGATGCGCGCGCTGATGACGCACTCCGTTGCGGTCGACGCGCACACGCCTGGAGGAGTCGAGCGAGGGAGCGCCACGGTCACGCTCACCGACCCGCGCACGGGCATTCGAAGGCGGGCCAAGATCGCTACGATCCAAGACCTGCGGCCGGACTCCCGTGAAGGGGGCTCGCTGTTCAAGGCGCGCTCTGTTACGGATACCGTGACGACGGGACTACTCTGGGACATGATGCACCGCCCGCGGTTGACTGCGTTGCTCATGGACGAAGACTCGGTGCCGAGTCTCGACCGTGCGAAGGTAGAAGCGTTGGCGGGACTGCACTGAGGGGACGATGTCAGAGACCTACCAGATCGGACGCAAGGCGAGCGGCAACGAGCTGACTCATGTCTTCGACATTCGCCGCACCGACGACGGCGGCATCAAGCTGTCGAAGGTGGTAGGGCTTGGGGACGCCGAGCGGCAGATGCTGCTCGCGCACTTCGGCCGTCCTCAGACCATCCGCACAGGGGGTCGAGACGGTGACGAGTTTTGGGAAGGCTTCAAAGAAGCGAAGCCAGGCACGCGGGAGCACTTCCTTCATGCCGTCAATCACATCCCCGGCTTCGTGGTGATGGGATGATGCGCTACGTAATCCCGGCCCGCCGCGCGGGCGTCGCGGAGTTGCTGAAGGCTGCGTTCTCGCGGGGGCCTCGCCCCGGCGTGAAGTACATCAAGAGGGTCGCGTACTTCTCCGGTGGGAAGATGAAGTACCGCTACTACTACCGCGACGAGAAGTCGATGACGTCCGGCCGGGCGCATCACGACCCGCACGACGAGCACACGCACCACCACATCGACGAGCTGGTAACGCACTACGGGAATCTCGCGGGCAAGATCCGTTCGGCGATCGAGACCGAGATGACGGTCCTCAAGGGACTCTTCGGGATGACGGCGCAGCCGGATACCGATGCGGGCGCGCAGTTCCACGAGCGCCACATTCAGCCGTCGATCGAAAAAGAGAAGGCCGGCGGGATGCCCGACGCGAACGCGCCGACGGTGAAGGCCGCGAAGGCGATCGAGATGATCCCCGATCACCTCAAGGAGATGGTCGACTCGGCCAAGATTCCGAAGGTCAAAGGTCAGAGCTACCCAGGGCTGAAGAGCTTCAAGCTGCTCACGAACGACGAGGACGCGTTCACGAAGAAGCAGGGCGCGCGTGGGCAGGCGATCGGCGGCCACGCGAATATGTCCACAGGCTCGATGGTCGTCAACGACCTTGCGTTCCGACTTGGGAAGAAGGGCGTCACCAGCACCCCCGTATTCGGCTCTTCTGAAACGATCACCGAGGAGATCATCTGGCACGAGTTCGGGCACCACGTGCACTTCGCGATTGAGGAGAGCATCGCGCGCGGCGAACCGAAGTGGAGGCACGCGTGGGCGGAGTGGGTCAGCGGTCTGCCGGGCAAGCGGGCCTCCGGTTACGCGGAGACGAACGAGTTCGAGGACTTCGCTGAAGCGTTCTCTCAGATGATTTCGCACCCGAAGGAGATGGCGCTGGTTCGGCCCGAGCGCTTCGACTGGATGCAGGAGCACCTGTTCGGTCACCTGCCTGAGCGCGAGGCGATGAAGCGAGTCGACAACGACGAGCTGTCGTGGTGGGTCGACAAGCCGCACACGAAAGTGACCGAGGCGCTCATTCAGGCTCGGCGCATGGAACCGCCCGCGCCCGCCTTCCACCCGATGCACTCGGACGCGGATCAGTTCTATGCGGTATCCGTCGCTGGTCGCACCGTCTACCTGCGCATGGGCCCGGCGTCGAAGCTCGAAGAGGACGGGTGGGAGCGCATGCCCGACACGACCTACACCGAGACCATCACGGGCGCGGACGGCAAGCCCATCACGATCACGCTGCCGCGAAACGAGAACCTCGTCGGGTCGCGCTTCAAGGCGCTGCTCGCTGCGAAGGAGATCTACGATGAGCGTGGGAAGCCGATCACCAACCACCAGGCGTTCCTACACCTCGCGCAGGACGACGAAGGTCTCATCTCGAAGATGCCCGAGGACGTCGAAGAGTACGGCCAGAACACACGTCCCCCGACGGGCCGTGTACCTCAGTACAAGACAGACAAGTCGGGCAAGCTCACGAAGACGCAGGCGACCGACCCAGTGACGGGGGAGCCGCTCTGGGACTACAAGGTCAATGAGCTGCACACGCTCAGTCGTCGCATGTTCGAGTCGCTCGGATTCAAAGCGGCAGAGCACACAGCAGAAGCGGAGCGCGAGCGGCTGCTGAAAGTCGTCGAGGATCAGAAGCGATGGGACGCCATCAAGGCGAAGCACGCGTCTGGGGAGAAGCTCACCTCGAAAGAGGAGGCGGTGATCTTCGACTACAAGACCGACGAGTCGGGGAAGAAGACGAAAGAGATCGAAGGCGACCGCTCGCGTCCCGACTTCGACGAGTACCAGGGGAAGAAGCTCGGCCGCATCGAGTGGGCCCCCATCGAGATGTCAGAGCACGAGTTCATGCAGAAGAGCGGCTCCTTCGCGTTCGGCGGGATCCAGCCCTCGAAGAAGATCGCGCCGTGGCTCCAGCGCGACGAAGACGGCAACGTCGTGATGAAGGCCGACGGCACGCCGGTCACTACGGCAACGGTCTACGAGCAGGAGAACCCTGACGGAAGCTGGACAAAGATCCCGGTCAGCACGGCCGCCCCGTTCAGCCGGGGGGATACCATCCTCGTGCCTGACGCCTCGGGCAACTGGCAGCGGAAGAGCCTCGACTCGGGCACGCTCGATCCGTTCATCATCGCTCGCGAGCACGGCACCACCGCGAAGGATCTGCTCGCGAAGAACCGCAAGTTCGCGCGCGGGCAGATCACCGATCCGATTCTCGCTGCGCTCATCAACCCTGGCGACATCCCGATCACCGACTCGACGAAGCTACAGGAGCTGATGCGAGAGGCTGCGTCGTTTCAGGGGGTCGATCCCGAGACGGGAGAGTCGTACACGGGCAAGCGCGCATGGGTCACGCTCGCCGGTGATCCGGGCGGCGGCGGTGTCGGGCTCGACCGCGCAACCGCACTTGTGCAGGTGCAGTTCGATGGCGCAGGTCCTCCGCTTGTCGTCGGCGCGTACTGGGAGCGCAAGTTCGGCAAGTCGCCGTTGCGTGTCGACGAGCTGCTGAATCGCTTCGATGAGATCACCACGCCGATCATCAAGGAGCGCAAGGCGAAGAAGCGCGACATCGAGCCGGGTGGGCTGGTGTGGTTCATCGATCCGAAGACCGACAAGCGCGTGCTCGGCGCGTACGCGGGTACAAAGAAGGACCCGGCGACGGGCAAGAAGCTGCACATGGTGCAGCCGCGCGCAGGGCAGGCATCCGGCCAGGCGAAGCACATGGTCGGCGTGTCGAAGGTCGGAGGAGTATCCGAAGATCTCGTGCGCGACAATCCAGGGCTCCGTAAGCGGCTGGTGCAGCCGCTGCCGAGCGATCTGCTGCTCTACATGGACGCGGTCCCGCGCGACTCCGGCCCGAATGAGACCAAGGGCACGATCCGCATTCTGCTGCCAGAAGACGGAAGCATCTCGCTCGAAGAGGTGCGCAAGTACCCCGGCGTGCGCGTGCTCGATCCAGAGCCCGGCGAACCGGGATGGCGCATCACGACCGATGTGCGCGCCATCCCCGAGCTACGCGCACGCAGCGGTGGCTTTATGATGGACTCGCGCGTGCTCGCACGCTTCGCAGAGGAAGACACGTCGTCGCGCGTGCTCGCGGAGTCGGCGGGTAAGAAGCAGGTTGTTCAGGTCGAAGAGCTGGAGAACAAAGACGGCAACATCAACCCCGACGGTCTGCTGAAGGGGCTCGTCACGGGCGACGACGGGATTCAACCAGGCGAGCACCGCATCCGCGCGTTGCAGAAGCTCGCGAAGAATGGCGGCCGCCTGTACGCCGCGCATTTTATGGGCACAGGAAAGACCGCGCTCGCGATCATGGCGAGCCAGATGATGCGCAACCTGAAGGACCCCGGCGACCCCACGAAGCCGCATCCGAAGCAGGTCAAAAAGAAAGTGCTCCACGTCGTTCCGCTGAACACGGGCGAGAACTGGTTTCAGGAGTACGTGCGCTTCCTCGGCGCACCGACGCTGCTCGGCGCGGGCACGCTCTCGGGCGCGCAGCAGTTGCCGAAGCTCCCGAAGCGCACCGAGCGCGAGAGCGACAACGCGTACCGCACGCGGGTCATGGCGTACTGGAAAGATGCCCTGAAGAAGAATCCGAAACTGTGGAACCCGTGGACCGACGCAGGCGACAACGCGGTCATCCCGATGGAGTATTTCCGCGACAACGAAGAAGCGCTTCGCCTCACCGGGATGTTCGACGGGCTCGTCGTCGACGAAGCGCACAAGGTCGCGCGTGAGAACCAGCTCTCGAAAGCCATCGAGCGTTGGAACCCGCAGATGAATCTGTTCCTGCTGCTCAGCGGAACGCCCATCACGAACAACCTGCGCGTGCTCCCGCGCATCGTCGATCTCATCACGGCGGGCGAGGTGAAGCTCGGGACCGAGGACGAGTTCGCAGAGCGGTATCTGATCGAGAGCGCGGTGCTGAAAGCGTACGGCCGTCGTAGCGTCGCGAAGACTGATCTCAACCCGCAGCGCGTGGCGGAGCTGGCGGGTATCCTTCAGCCGCTCATGGACGTGGCGACGACCGCGGACGTCAAGGGCAAGTCCATGCCTGCGGTGCTGCTTGATGAGAACGAGCCCGCGCACATGATCGGGCAGCAGGGGCGCATGTACCGCGCTGCGATGGCGGCGCTTACGGATCAGGAGCGGGAGGCGCTCGGCGCGTCTGCCGCTGTCGGTCTCGATGAGGCGGGGCTGCTCGACCCCGAAGCGCGTCGCAAGGTTTCGATCGCGAGGAGCATCGCGAACGCGCCGAGCTACAAGGCACCCGACGAGCGTGCTGACGCGACCATGGAAGTCGTCACCATCACGGAGGACCGCCACGGCCGCCAAAAGATGGACACTCAGGTCGTGCCGTTCGAGCTGCCAACGCTCGAAATGATGACGCAGAAGAAAACGAAGAAGGGCATCGCGTGGGGCGGCGTGTGGCCGACGCAAGCGGACGTAGCCGCGGGCCGCGTAAACCAGGGCTACTACGAAGCGCTGCACCTGTACATCGAGCGCGTGATCGGCGTCGGGTACGAATACCTGGAGGGGAAGAAGATCGAGGGGACGCCCGCGGGAAAGAAGCTGCTCTCCGCGCTGCGCAATAAGGGTGAGTACATCACGCTCACGGGTGCGAAGTGGCAGCGTGGCGTCGGCATGATCGGCGGCGGCAAATTGCCGAACCCCGACTACGGCCCCGAGGGCATGATCTGCCGCGGCATGGTCGACGAGGTCACCGGCGACATCACGAAGATCGATCGCATCGGCGCGAAGCGCGCCGAATACTTCAACAGCCAAACAGGCAGGTGGGAAGAGGTAGAAGTCGAGCCGGGGCACCTGTTCGTGCGCGACCCGCGCATGAAGGCTTCCGGTCTCTTCTATGATCACGAAGACTGGGACTTCACCGGCCGGTTCAAGGACGCGGCCGAAGGCGGAGGCGCGGGAGGTAGCGACAGCGATGACGATGGCGACGACGGCGGCGTAGGCTCGCTGCCTGACATCGATTCGCTCAATCGCAAGCAACTCGAAGCGCTCGCGAAGAAGCACAAGATCGAGCTGGCCGACGGACTCGACGATGACGATTACCGCGTGCTGCTGGAGAACGAGCTGCGGAAGCAGGTGCTCGGCGCAAAGGGGACATCGCAGGGGCCGCTTCCCGGCCGCGAGGGGATGAGTATTCAGCGGCACCCAGCGCGGCGACGGCAGCGTGCGCAGTTCGATCTCGCGGTCACCACGAACAACGCGAAGTGCGACAAGCTCGAAGAGTTCATGCGCGAGGCGCTGAAGGAGAAGACCGGCGGCGGTCCGAATGATCAGATGATCATCTTCGGCAACCGCATCGGCAGCTCCGTGCGAACGGCCGAAGCGAAGCTCCGCACGATGGGTTACATGGACATCAACGAGGCGCTCGGGCACCCGGAGGTCTCCAGCGACCACGACAAAAAGCGTGCGATGGGCACCCGCAAGTTCTTTGTCTCGTTCATGGGCAAGAGCGCGACGCTCGGCGAGCGCGACATCAACTCCGAGATCTTTCGTCGCGTGCAGGACAGCCGCGGAACGGATACTGGTGTGTCGATGATGGTGCAGCGCACGATGTACGGCACCACCAAGGACAAGCACCTTCGCGCTGGTGATATGGCGGAGCCGTGGGGCTACGCGCAGCGAGCGAAGATCAAACAGAGCTTCGTCGACGGCACCGGCGCGGTGCAGAAGAACGGCAGCCCCGCGGGTCTCGAAGTCCCGATGCGCATCATGGGTTGGAAGGAAAAGGACGGCAGCGTCGGTCAGCGCTACATCTACGAGAGCGAGCTGACCGGCAAGGTGAAGCGCGAAGCGAAAGAGATGGAGATCCAGATGCGCTCACAGTCGGGCGCTGCGAAAGAGGCGACGCACGAGAAGCTCAAAGAGCTGCTGAAGCCGTTCGCGAGTGAGCGCAAGCCGCTCACCGAAGCGCAGATGGACATCTTCAACAACACGCAGATGATGGTCGCGTCGGACGCCGCGAACGTCGGACTCAACTGGCCGTCGAAGCACCTCGTCATGTACGACTCGCTGTTCTCGCCCATGGAGGAGTGGCAGCGCATCACGCGCGCAGCGCGCATGCTGCCGCCCGCGCTCAGCGGTCCTTCGAAGAAGTACGTCGAGAAGATCGGCGAGTACATCTTCGCGCAGGAGACGAAGAACGATTTCAAAGAGTACGAGGGCGTCGATAGCGCGATGCTCATCGTGCGCGAAGCGATGGCGAATGCGCTCACGCAGCCAGAGCGCGACGAGCTGAACAACCTCCCCGGCGGCGCGCCCGATCAGATCCTCGAAGCGTGGTTCGCGAAGCGCGCGTTCGACAAGATCGCAGAGCTGCGCGAGGAGGTGGGCACGGAGCTTCGGCGTAGGGGTGTCGTGCCCGACGCCACGCGCCCCGCCGAGAGCTACATCCCGCCGGAAGCAGTCACCGAAGCCGACGTGATGAATCACATCATCCGAGAGAAGCTCACGGGGTTCGACAAAGAGATCCTCAAGAGCCGCAGGTACCTCGTCGACGTGAAGCGCCTCACGGTATCCGTCGACATGCCTGAGTTCGAGCTGGTGGACGGCGTCGACGAGACGACGGGGAAGAAGGTCAAGGTCAAGGTCCCGACAGGGAACATGATCACCGAATCGCCTGCGCTCGCGGAGAAGAGCCAGCTCACGCAAGGGCGCGCGAAGATGGTCCCGTATGAGCACTTCCTGCACGTCGTACAGAACGAACAGCCGAAGCACACGAAGTACGACTACACGCCTGCGTGGAAAGGGTCGCTCGCAGCCTTCTCGCTCCTCGAAGACGGCGACGGCAACCCGGTCGGCGCACCTCCGCAGCTCGTCGAGATCACCAACCCTGACGGCTCACACACGTACGTGACGAAGGAAGAGTACGCAGCGGCTGGAGGCGACACGGAGAAGGCGGCGAAGTCGCTGCCCTCGTTCTACATCCCGCGCTGGCACGCGCCGAGCTGGAGGCACTGATGGGGCTCTACGAGAACGGCCGCACCGGCGACGACCTGAACTACTTCGAAGACATCTTCAATGTCGGCATTCCCTTCGACGGGAAGATCGACATCGACTACTTCATCAGCATCCCGAACGCAGACACCGCGCGTCGCGCGCTGCGCTTCATCAACGATCAGAACAACGAGTTCGAGCTGCGCAAGCGCCACGGGCAGGACGACATCGTGAAACTCTGGCGAGGGGTCTTCCGCGGGTGCATCGCGCACGGCGTCGAGATCCCGGCTGACCTGAAGGGCTACGCGAAGCGTCTCGGGATCGTTGTGCCGTGAACGACTGCCCGCACTGCGGCAAGCCCGTGTTCCGCAAGAGTGCGGACGGCTCGAAGCTCAAAGCGCGCACGCGCATCGTGGTGCTCCACAAAGCGAGCGGTACGGTGGAGATCAACTGCGAGAGCTGCGGTAAGGGGATCCTGCTGCCTGTCACCGCGTCGGCGGATACTGCGATTCGAAAAGCAGAGATGCCCCGGCTGGTCGCGCGGCGGGGTTGACAGGTATCCGCCGGTGGTGCCATACCACCCGAGTGGCCTGGCTGCGTGTGCAGCCTCAGAGGCGAGACCCCGTGAGGGGCCTCGCCTTTTTCGTTTCTGGATCCCATGAGCGCTTTCAACTTCGATTTGGATGTAGAGGTTTTCGAGAAAGCCAGCGCCGAGGCGGGCAAAGAGCGCCGCATCGGTGGCTTCGTCTCGACTGACCATCTCGATCGCCAGGGAGAGGTGCTCATTCAGGAGGGGCTCGACTTCGACCCGTTCCTGACCAAGGGCTGGTTCAACGACAATCACAGCCCCGACACTGACGGCGTCATCGGGTATCCCGAGTTCGCAGAGCTGCGGACGTTGCCGGGTGGTCTGCACAAGGGCTGGTACGTCGAGGGCTACTTGCTGAAGACGCCGCGCGCGGATGGGATCTGGAACCTCGCGACCGAGCTACAGAAGCACGACCGCAAGCTCGGCTTCTCCGTCGAGGGCTCGATTGGCGAGCGCGACGCCAGCAACTCGAAGCAGGTACGGAAAGCCATCGTCCGCGAAGTTGCAGTGACGAAGTGCCCCGTCAACACGAAGACCGCACTCAACGTGCTCGCGAAGAGTTTGAGTGCAGGGAGCGCCGTCGCAAATCCAGGCCCGGTTCCGGGTGATGGTTTCGCGATGCGCACGGAGTCGCTCGAAGGCGACGAGAAGAAGCGCAAGAAGAAGCGCTTCAAAAAGTCCGAGGCGATCGAGCTGCTGGTGCGGGCGCACCCGCGAATCTCGCGCGCCTACGCAACACAGATCATCGATTACGCGCTGCGGTACCACCCCGCCGCCTAGAGGAGAAAGCCATGAGTGACGTGCATGAAGAGCTGGAGCTGGACGGGATCACCGCGTCGCTCGACGAGCTGGTGAAGGCTTGTGACGCGACGGGTGTCGTCAAGTCGTACGGCGGCACGAACGTCGAGTACAGCGGCCACTACGACGAGCGCGGCAAGGTCGGCGGCGGCGGCGCGGAGAGCGGCGACATGGGCGGCATCGACGACATGATGATCGGCAAGATGGCGCAGACGCTCATCGACGCCGGCTACGACGCCGGAGAGATCCAGGCGTTCATGTCCGCGAAGGACGACGAAGACGAAGACGGCGAGGACGACGGCGAGATGTTCGGAGAGATGTCGATGGCTCCGCATCAGCGCCCGAGTGCGCACGGCAAGATGCGCCGCAGCGCGCGACACGCCTCCGGCGAAGGCGAACCGATGGTGAAAGCGATGGACGAGTTCCGCGCGGACTCCGACGTCGCCGACGCGATCGACGTGTCCCCCTTCCTCGAAGCGCTCACGGTGCGCACCGCGGATCAGTTGGACGCGATCCGCAAGTCGCTCGGTGAGCACCGAGGACAGAGCGCGAAGGTGCAGCGTGCGACGGCCGCGGCCATCTACCAGATCGGCACGCTTCAGAAGGGCATGGCCGATGTGCTCTCCGCGCTCAACGAGCGCCTCGGTCTCATCGAGCACCAGCCCGCGGAGCCGCGAGGTGTCCGCACGCTGAGCGGCGCTCGCGCGCTCCACAAGAGCGTGCGCGGCGAAGTCGGCGGAGGCGAAGCGCTGAGCAAGGCCGACGTTGTCGGCGCGCTCACGTACATGAACCTGGAGAAGGGTATCCGCGACATCGGCGGCCGCCCGACGGGCCAGGCGGCGATGATGTTGGAGGGCGGCGGAGTCGTCGACCAGCAGATCATCGACGCGGTATCCGGGTTCCTCGCGGCGCACCCCGCCGAGGCAGACGCAGCGCGCAACTACCGGTAGTCCGGTCGGCGCAATCAACAAGAATCGAACGGAAGGAAACAGGACATGCTCGGAGCTTTCGTAAGCGCACAGGACTACCGTGACTACAGCGGGTACGGGACGGTCAGCACGCCGGGGGAGATCGCAGATCTTCGCAAGGCGCTGTCGGCCGGACAGGACGTCAACGATCCGGGTGTCGCACCCGGTGTTGGCTTTCCGCTACGCACGGAGTCGCTGGAGGCGACCCTCAAGAACCTCACCTACGAGATGGACGAGATCAAGCTCTTCAAATCCATCCCGAAGGTACCTGCGACGAACACCGTCGAAGAATTCAATCGACTGCTGAGCTACGGCTCGGCCGGCGCGAGGCAGTTCAACCGCGGCTTCTTCGACGAGGGAGATCTTCCCGAAGAGGAGGACACGACCTACGAGCGCGTGACCGTCCTGATTCGCTACATCGGGATCACCGGGAGGGTTACCCACGTTGCGAATACAATAAGGGCTGCCCACGGGAACGTCATCGCCTTGGAGACGATGAACAAGACAATGGAGTTGCTCCGCAACCTGGAGAACTCTCTCTTCTTCGGTGACAACTCGTTGATCCCGCAACAGTGGGATGGGCTGGAGCGTCTCATCACCGACGGAGCGCCGGACAACGTGATCGATCTTCGGGGAGCGCCGCTCACCGAGGAAGCGATGAACGACTTCTTGCTTCAGATCCGCGACAACTTCGGCATGGCGACAGACGCGTACTTCGGTACCGGCCCGTTCGCCGATCTGGCGAAGCAGGTCTACGACCGGCAGCGCTTCGCGTACGCGCCAGCACCGGGCGTCCTTGGCGCGACCATCACTGCCTTCCAGGGGCAGCACGGCAAGGTCAACCTGCACGATCACGTGTTCATCACCGACGGTGACACCGCAGTCGCCGCGGGTATCGGGCGCACCGATCGTCGGCCGCTCGCGCCGTCGATCACCGTCGCGCCCGCGGCTGCTCCGGCGGCCGGTTCGCAGTTCGTCGCAGCCGACACGGGTACGTACATCTACCGCGTTGCGGGCGGCAACCGCTTCGGCCTGTCGGTTCCGTTCAACTCAGCCGGCGTCGCCGTCGCTTCGGGTGACGGCGTCACGTTCACCGTCGCGGACGGCGGGCAGGACACCACGTTCTACGAGATCTACCGCACCGCGATCGGCGCGGCGGTCGGTACTGCCGAGCTGATGGTTCGCGTTCCGCGCACGGGCGCGACGCAGGTCATCACCGATCTCAACGCGGACATCCCCGGCACATCGAAGGGCTTCGTGCTGATGCAGAATCAGCGCTCCTTCGCGTGGTCCCAGCTCTTGCCGATGACCCGCATTCCTCTTGCGGCGATCGACACAAGCATCCGCTGGAGTCAGGTGTTGTATGGCGCAATGAAGATGTACACGCCTGCAAAGAACCTTGTCGTCAAGAATGTCGGCCGGGCACCGGGCTCACTCGGCACCTGATCCGACGTAGCGACACACTGGTAGGATGGGCGAGCGGGCAGTAGCTCGTTCGCCCGTTCTGTCTTTCAGGGAAGGATACCGACGATGCTGATCCAGAACCCCAATCTCGCGAACCTGACAGTGGGACTTCGCTACGAACGCGACGAGGACGGCACGCCCATCGCGGTCGTCGGCGACGACCGCGGCGTGTTCGACATGCCCGAGCGCGATGCGCTCTTCCTTCTCGAAACGAACGGGTGGTCGCGCGCACGCAAAGCGCGTGAAGCGGATGCCCTCGCGCCGACCGCAGCGCCAAAGCCGGTAGCGGCTGCGCTGTCGGATACCGAGCCGCCGCCAGAGCCTCCCGACGAGGAACAGGGGGAGTTCGATCTCGGCACCGCAAGCCGCGATGAGCTGCTCGTGTTCGCCGAAAACCAGGGCATCGAAGACGTCAACAGGCGCTGGGGCGAAGACCGCCTCCGCGAGCACATCCGAGCAGCGCTCGAAGGAGAGTAGCCGATGGCTGCCGAAGCAGACGACCTGCGGTACTGGTACGGGGAGACACTCGGGCGCACGGTCGAGATCGCCGCCGCCTCGGGGGCCGCTACACCGCTTGACGAAGCGCTGGAGCTGGGGCGCTACCAGCTCCGCTGTGTCGACTTCGGAGGGGGCACCGACCTTTGGGTCGCGCAAGGCCCGTTCGGGGGCGTCGTAGCGGCCGCCACTGCGCCCTCGATGCGCTTCGTCGCATCGGTGCTCGCGGCTGACCTGAACGCGCCACTGCTGTACTTCATGGCGCGCCCTGGGGCGACGGGGCTGTCGTTCTTCAGCGTCGGTGGGATCTCTACCGTCCAAATCACGAAAGTCAGCCGCGGGAAGGCGTAGCCCGTGTCGTCGAGCGCGCACGGCGGCAACCACGATCAAGCCTTCTTCGAAGCGGCGATCGAGAACACGGCAGCGCTGACCGCGTCCGTCGGCTCGCTGGCTGAAACGTCGGATACTGGAGGCGCGCTCCCCCCCGGCCGCTACCTGATCCAGGCACCCGGCATCGCCGGTACGCAGGTGGTGTGGGTGCACGTCGGCCCGTTCGTGAAAGGCGCGCCGCTAGCGCCTGCGAACCCGGTCGGCGCAGGCACTCGGCGTTTCCCGCTCACGGCTGCCATCGTTGCGATCGAGACGCATTGTCTGGGTGGCTACTCCGATCGGATTGCTGTCCAGCTCAGCTCGGGGGCTGCCGTGCCTGTCTACATCACGCGCGTCTCGACCGAAGTGCGCAAGAGGGCGTGATGCTGACACGCGGGTACACAGGCGGTTCGGTAGCGGCAGGCTCGGGCATCACCGAGGGCCAGCACGAAACCCTCGATACCCTCACGCACAAGATCACAGAAAGCTCGTTCGCTGAGCTGCTCTACACAGGTAAGGTTCTGGATTCCGTTATCGTCTGGACCGACGTAGGGAAGACGTTGAAGATCCGCGAATCCGCGCTGACCTATA